AACCACATCCTCGAGCCGACGCGGCTTACAAAGCATGGCGACATCGCCGAGGGTGTAGAACTCCCAATCCTGGTAATCGCCGTCGCGGTGGATGTGCCTTTGCACCCAAACGATATCGATGTCGCGATAGGCGCGCGTATTCGAAGTTTGCGGGTCCTCGCGGTCCTTCTGACGAGCCGCCCGGGTGGTGTCGCCGACGTTCGAAACTGCCGCCGCCAACTGACCGTCGGACACCCCGTCCCATTCCTCCGATTCGATCTTCTTCTTGATATCCATGACATACATGGGGATCAAGTGAATGACGTAGGGGCTGGTTCCGATCGGATCCATCCAGTTCGCAGACGGGTCGATCCGCAAATTCTCAACCGGGATCAGGTCCATTACCGGCCGGTCGACCAGCGGCACTCGTGCGGGCTCGATTGCGGGCTGCTCCCCTTCCACTGCGGACGGAGCATTCTCGCTATCACCAAGCGTGAAGGCGCCCTTCGGCAAATTCGGTTGCGGCGGGTTCTCGGCGTCGACCGGCTCGAGCGAGGCAGCTTCCGGCACCGCGTCATCCTTCTTGTAGCGCGACTCCCAATGGATGTGTGCGCAGACTGTGCCGGTAACCTGGGCGTCCTGGATGCCGCCCTGAACAAACAGGAACCACGGAATCGTCTTCGCCAAACGGTACTGCAGCAGCGAGCGCATGACCTCGGACGAGGCCAGTTGCGCCTTTGACGACTGGTCCTGGGCCGCGATGGACACGGTATCCATGTTCGAGAAGAAGGCAGCAGCGGCGGCCGCCTCGTTCTTGCGAATCACCGACCGGATCTTCGGCCGATACAACTTTGAGCGCTTGTCGTAGGCCGGGCTCGAGTATTTAGAATCAGCCGGGTGCTGGCCGTTGAAGGCCCGGATGCTGTCCTCCCACTGCTTGCGGAAGTTGGTATCCACATAAGCGGTGGAGGTGTTGAAGGCGTCGCGTGCCTTGCGCAGCCAGCCCCCCTCATCCGCCTGCGCCTCTTCAGTCTGGGCAGATGGCGGACGATTCGACGAGTCTGGCCTGAGCATGATTTACTCCTTGGAGGCGCGCTTCTTGAGCATCGCTTCCGGCGGGCCACCCTTCTTGCCGCTGAATTTGCTAAAAGCGGCCTGCGAGCCCGGCTTGAACATGTCGGCGTTCGGGCCAGAGATGTCGCCGGCATCGAGCCCAGCCGCGCGCTCACGGCGCGCTTCGGTCTCGCGGGGGTTGGTGATTTCCGTGGATTGGAATTCGTCGGGTTTCTTTGCCATCATCGATTCTCCGTCTTGTCACCAAGTGTCAAAAATTCGCCGTCCCAGCTACCGCGCGGGGCGCCGCAGCGCTCGAGCAGTTCACCACCACCCGTGACGACGGCCTTCTCGAGTTCCGAAACGGTTGCCGCGCGGGCCGCGTCAACCGTGTATCCGTACCGACCATCGTCGATGGCCATGTTCTTGATCACGAGAGTCATACCCGGTGCCCAGCCGACCGCCCACAAATGCCTGGGATAATGCCTGCTCAGCAGACCCGCCGCCATCTTGGCGATCAGTTCCATCTGCGAGGATTCGGCATCGACCGAGGTCACCTCAACCGTCTGGATATCGGCTTCGTTATTCATTCTAACACAACCCAAAGTTAGCGATGTTATCGGTCGGGCCGCCACCCACCGCAAGGAATTTATTCGGCGGGGTAAAGCCAATGAACCAAGTCTTGGTGACGGTCAAGTCAGTACCAGTCGCACTCCAGGTCTGACCACCGTCGATGGAAATGTTCGAGTGGCCACCTGCATTAGCGTTCGTGAAAAAGCAACCTTCACCAAAGATGATATTGACAAGGGCGTTGTAGGGCAAATGTGCTGAATCAGCCCAAGTGAGACCGCCATTAAATGTGTAGCTACAAACCTGAGCAACCCCGCCATCCGCGTAAGCGACAACGATGTTATTACCATTTTGCGCGACTAGGGTCAGACCTGCTGCATCGGTGAGAGTATAACCATCGCGAGGCAAATTACCGCGCTGCGTGAATGTCACGAAGTCGGTGGTCGTCCAGGTGCGGACGCCGCCCTTCTCAAACAACAGGAATCTCTGATTCGTAGTATCGTAGAAGATCTTCGCAATGGTCGCAGGCGCGGTGAACGCCGACGACCAGCCGTTGATCCCATTAGCCGACGTGTAGATTGACGTATTGTCGCTCGCCGACAATAGCGCATACAAGCCAGTTGGAGTCAAGCACTCACTGAATTGCGTGGCAGGAGGCACCACCGCTGCTGCCCAGGTAGCGCCCAAGTCGTCGCTGTGGGTCCGACCGAAGCCCATCCAAGCCGTCAATCGGCCGCTTACCGGGTTGTACTTGAGATTGAGCGGCGTGTTATTGCCGTAATTCGGGATGGTACCGGCTGCGGCCCAGGTCTGGCCGCCATCGGTCGTCTTCATCGTGTTCGTCGGCGTCGACCCGGCTTGCCCCCGTCCGGTCGCTACCCAAACCGAGCCGCCAAGGTTGGCCAGACCCACGTATTGATCGGTTTGCGCCGCAGTGACGGCGCCCCACACCGGTCCATTGACGCAAACATGCTTGTACTTCAGTACCGCAGCGATGTTGCCGGCACTATCCGCCATTTAGAGCGAATCCCCAGCGACGATCCAGTTGTCGGTCGTGACTTGAACTGCGCAGATGATCGAATAGCGGGCGCGGCATTGCGCGGTCGACGACAGCAGGAGGGTCACCCCCGCGCCGCCGAGAAACGAACTCGCCCCGGCCCCATACTGGCTGAGCAGCAGCAGGGCCCCGAGCGGATACGGGACCGACGCATTCGGCGGGATCGTGACCGTATTTGCCGCCGCGTTGTTCATCAGGATCAGCGTGTTCGGCGAATCCGTGATGACCGAGTTGTAGTTCAGCCCGGTCTGGAAGTTGAGCGCAAACTGCAGCGCCAGCAGGCCCGGTAGCTGCGACAGGGACGCGCGCTTGGTGATGGGCGGCGTGCCCTGGTCGACGACGATCTGATCGGTCAGGCCGAGCGTTTGCGCCAGGGTCAGTTGCGAAATGCGGCTCATAGCGGGTACTGCCGCGCCGGGTCGAGGTTGGTGTTTAACGGGCTGCCGGTCTCCTTGCCGATCTCGTCATGATAGCCGGCCGGCATGACCTGATTGTTGAACTGCACACCGGGGGCAGGGGCCACCTCGAGCGCCACCCGCATATCGGGGTAGGGCTGGCCGTCCAGCACCAAAGGGTCGGAGACATCCACACCATAGATACCGGTCTTGAATTTGTCGGTGCTTAGGAAGCCCCGGCCGTTGGAGAATCGGTAGATATCGGGGTCCGGGATGTAGAAATCGGAGCCCCAGGCCCGGTGTGCGAGGTCAGCCCAGCTAGTTACCCGGGTACTGACCTTTTGACCCAGGATAGGCGGAATAGCCGGCATTTGAACCCCCTTGGATGGGCCGGATTATACCACTAATCCAGGGGTGGGATCAAGTAAACTCGGGCTCGTAATATGAAGCTTCGTTATAAGTCGGGGCCTTCGGCTCCATGTCGTAGATGCGGGAGACCGCATCGATCAGGTCTTTTTGACCGCCGAACGGGAAGAAGTGCGTTTGGAGCTTGAAGTGCGCGCCGAGGTCGTAGATGTTTTCGTTTTCGTCTTTGCGGCGGATCGGGCGGGCGATGCGGAACGCTTGACCGGACTGGTGGAACTTGCGCTGGACGTGGGTGAGATTTTTGTCGTCGGTGTCGTAGGGCAGGAAGAACTTGTGGGCTCGGAAGTCTGGGCCAAGACGCTGGACGCGATCGTTCTTGCTTCCTTCTCCATCTCTTGGCCACATAAGCTCGAGAATCGAGAAACGACCGCCCTCATCAGGCTTACGCATTTGTTCTTCAAAGTAGTCCAGGTCAGCCTGGGCACCGAAAGCTTCGTATCCGACATAGGTGTTTTGCACGCCAGGAGCGCGCTTCCATTTATGGTACATCTGGGCCGTGCGAACCCAACGTTCGCGGAGGTCCATCTTGTGGTTGTACCCGTCCAGAAGATACTTGTTCATGGCGTAATCGAGGCCGATCACCGCCACTGCCGTCCGTGCCGAGTCTTTCTTCTTGGAGCGTGCCGGGTCGACCAGCACGTAGATGTTGAGGGTCTCCGGCCGCACCTCGTACTGCACCAGATCCTCGACGTTGAACATCCGCTGCTTGCCCGCCAGCGGGTTTTGTAGCATCTGGCACGATACCGTCGCCTCGCCCTGGTCGCGCACCTTCTGGCGCCAGATGTCCTGGTCAAATAGCACCGCATTGCCGGTAATGGTACCGTCGTCGGTGGCCGGGTAGACTCGAGGCTTGACCGAGCCCCGCTTCATTATATCCTCGTAGGTGTCCGCGTACGAATACCTAGTTCCGATATGCCACTTACGGCCACCGATGGCGCCGAGGTTGTCGCTCAACTCCCAGGCTGTGGTGGTCTTTGAAATCTGGTCGGGCGTGTTGATCGAATCTTGCGTGACGACGTCGTCATAGACCATGAGTTTGAAGTGGCGGGACGTCGGCTGCCCGTCAACGAGGCCGTGTGCCTCGATGGTCGCTTCCTTTGGGTTGGTCCTTCGCTTGACGACGATGCCGGCGTCGAGGCTCCAGCTAGGAGAGTCCCGCTCAGCGTTATCGTAAATGACCGTAGGAAATAAGGCCCGTAGTTGATCATTTCGCTCGAATTCGTTCTTGATCTGCTTCAGGAATGCCTTGGCGATCGGCTTATTGTGCGAGAAGATGCCGACCGTGACTTCCGGATCCTTCAGCACTTCCTGGATGATCCCACCATAGGTGATGATGGTCGACTTGTAGTGCTCCCGCGCCCACAAATCTAGGAACCCGTCTGGTTCTTCTTCGACTTCTCGAGCCCGGGCGTAGAGCCAGGGGTGTACCATATCGAGCCGATTAAGTACCCGCACAAGAAGGTAGTAGCGGTCCACCAGGACCAGAGCGGCTCTTCCTTCGTGGCCGAACTCGGACTCGATGAGCTTCCAAAGCTCGAAGACTTTGCTGAATGGGGCTTCACGGATAGCCTGCACCAGATGCACGGGCAGCGTGATCGCCATTTAGGATCCAGACGACTGAAGGGGGTGATTGGAGACCGCGGCATCTTTGATTTCCTGTGCCACGTGCCCCAACACTTGCTGGAACTTCCTGGTAATGGCGTCGAAGTCGCTTACCGTGCCGGCATCGACCGGCGTGGTGTGCGCCACCCTGGCCTTGCGAATCTCCGAATCTTCGTAATCCTCGCGCATGCCGAATGCCTGCCGCTCGAGGGTCACCACGATCTTGAGCACCTCGCCCAATTTCTTGAGCGAGTCGGAGCGCCCGGGGATGCTGAGCACCTGCTGGTAGGCGTCGTTCAGCTTGTCCCGCCCCCGGTCATCCTCGGCCCGCAGCAGTGCGCCCAGGTCCTGGAAGACGTCCGAGTAGAGCGTGACCCCCTCGAGTTCGTTGAGCAGCGCAAGTGCCAGTCGGCGGAACCTTCGTATGTCTTGCCGATGCTCCCGGATCAGGCTCGCCTGCAAAGTGGCGTTGATCGAGATGATGTCCTCGGGGGAGGACGGCATCAGGCCATCTTCAGGGACCCCGTCTTCGGCCAGCAAAAGCTGGGCCTTGCGGTGGATGGCCGCGCCCAGGTCCCGGGTGATGTTATTCCGACTGAAGTAGTCAAAT